ACCGCCGTAGCCAGCGAGAAGTTCGCCGTGGTCACGAGGCTCAGAATGTCCTGCATAACAAGCGTAGCAAGAGCCGCGCCCTGCTGACGACCAAAACTCTCCAAGCTAGACGCCGAGGAGTTCGCGGCGGTCAAGTCATCCTGCCCAACGGCGAGGAACTTATGGCCGGTGAGGCTGACGGTCACAACGGATTTGGTGCCGTTGCAAACCGCATACGAGCCGCCAAACGTGGTCGCCGTCAGGTTAGACACTACGGGGACAAGCACGCTCGCGCCCTTGGTGCCGGGCGAGGCGGAGAAGTTCGTCGAGAAAGCGCGGAGCGGGGCAAGAACTTTGACGAATGCCTCCAAGGCACTCTGTGCAAAAATCTCGTCGTCGAGGTTGGTGTATGTAGCCATGTGTTTTTTGGTTTATGTTACTTGCTGAGAGCGGCCAGCCGCGCAGCGTCATTGGCGGCGCGGATTGCTTTCCGGTTTTCGCGGAAATAGATGGCCCGTTTATTCGGGTCAGTGATAGCGGCGAGTGCGGCAGCGTGGTCAACCGGCGTGCCGGAAGCGTTGCCGGAAGGAGCGGCAGCAACCGGATTCACGCCAATGCCCGCAACGATTTCAACAGCCTTTGCCGTCGCAGTCTTGGTAACGCTGTCAGCCAGCTTGGCCTTGTCAGCTTCAAGCGCGGCAACCTTCGCGGCGAGAGCATCGCGTTCTTGAATCAAGGCAACCTTCTCGGCGGCGAGAGCATCGCGGGCGGCAGCGGCTTGGGTAAGCAGCGAGGACGCATCAATCGCGGCCTTGGCGTTAGCTTCGGACTCAGCCTTGAGACTGCCGATTTCGGCCTTGAGGTTTGCCAGTTCTTGAAGTGCGGTCATAAGTTTTGCTTTTCGTTACATTACGCAGACTTATCTGTCAAGAGTGCGAGCAGTATTTTTTTCGCTTCGTTGGAATCGCGCACCATTTCGTCAACGAGTTTAACTCCTGCGGACTGGTAACCCATGAACGTTTGCCCTTGCATCGTTTCGTCATCCATGCCGGGGCGATGCCGCTTGACGTGTTCCTTAAACACTTCCGCAAGGCTGTCCACCTTGGCCTGAATCTCGGCGGCTTGGGCCTCGGAAAGCGACGTGCCGGGAACGCCTGCGCCCTTGAACTTACCAGAGCGGAACACGTTGACGATGATGCCCATTGCCTTCGCCATCGCGGAAATGTCTTGGTGCGCGACGTAAACACCAATGCTGCCAACCTCTGCGGACGGCGTTGCAAGGATGGCGCGGGTAGGAGCGGCAAGCCAGTAGGCCGCCGAGCAGCACAAACCGCCTGTGAAGGAAATCGTTGGCTTGGTAGCGGCAACGTCTTCAATCAGGCTCGCCAGTTCTGGTGTGCCTGTGACTGTGCCGCCCGGCGAATTGAAGTCTAGGAGAATGCCTTTGACTGCGGGATTGGTAGCCGCGTCCTCAAGCTGCGTGCGGATGGATTCAGGCCGCGCAAAGCCCAGCTTGGAAGCGAAAGCGGGCAGCCCCGCAACGATTGGCCCGTGAATCTGGATTGTGGCAATGCCGTCGCCGTCAACTTCAGCATTGTCGTCTTCTTCGTCGTCCTCAAACAGGTCGCTGAAAATGTCGGCTTGAACCTCGGACAGTTTGGCAAACCATCGGCGCGGCTCAATCAAAAGCAATTCTTGGGTTTCGAGTATGGCTTTCATTCGGTGGGTGCATCTACGCCCGCAATTTCCTTTTGGGCTGAAGTGATTATTAGCGACGGGTTAGAATTGCGCTCCTGTAGGAACGCCAGCACGTTGCCAATGGCGACATTATGCTTCGTTGCAAGCTCTGCGGCAGTGGCAAACAGGTCGTCAACCTCGGCCTTTTGTTGCGCCCGCTCCTCTTGCCAGTCTTTGCCGCGCCGGGCGGCTAGGTCGCGCAGTGTAACCATGCCCAGCTTGTATTCCTCGCGGTCAACTTGGCTGGAATAGCCCTTGTCTGCGGTCAATTCCTCTGGCGTTTGGTGCGAGAATTTCCACCAGTCGGGATTCGCGGGAAGCTCGCCAGCCTTTACGGCCTTGGCAATGCGCCAAGCGTCAATGCGGGTCGCCATCTTTTGCGCTATGGCTTGGTATTTTTCAACGGTGGTTTGCGCCACTTCCATTACCATCCGCAGGGACGCGCCGCCAATTTTGCTCGCGTCGTAGGTGAGTTCAACCGGCCAATTGATAGCCTGCAAACCGTCCCGCGTGACACGCTCCCAAAACGCCTGTGAGTTTTGCGACGGGCGGGAGCTTTCAGGGAACTCCACCTTGCTGCCGCTATTGGCGCGGAACACGCGAATTGAGCCGCCGTCCACACGCTCCTCGTAAATCGTGCCGCCATTTGCGCCCGTGTAGCTCTGCATCTCGTCGGCGTCAGGGTCAAGTGCGCCTTCCTCGGTGTGTTCTACCACGGCGTAGCTGGCTTCTTTCTTGAGCGCGAGCCGCAGGAATTCAAACGCTTGCTTGCGGTCTTGCCAATCCCGAATGCCGGACGCAATGCGGCTGACTCCGCGAACTTGTTCAGCGAAATCAGGCTCGAAATAAAGCACCAAATCCGCCGCGCTTACCTCTTGAAACGCCGTAAAATCAGCGTTGTAGATGCGGTAGCCAATTGCCCGGCCATAGTCATTCAGGATGACGCCGTTAATGATTGGCCTACCTGCGAACACGCCGCTTTCAACCTTAGGCAACTCACTAGGCGAGCCAATGCGGTGCGCGGGAATCAACTGGATTTGCGGATAGGCTGCGTCTTCGCTTTGAGTGAGCAGGATTCCAATATCGCCGTCCCGAATAATGGAGGTCAGGGAAACCTCAAGCGCGGAATTCCAGTCGTATGCCCCGCCCCCGAGGACACAAATTTTGTGCCACTCGTAAAGCAACGCCTCGGCTTGCTCGCCCCAAGCTTTATCCGCGCCGTAAAATTGCGGAATGAAGGCGTTGCCAACCGAGACACGGGCAATCGTTTTGATTGCGTTTTGCAGCGGGGGGCAGTTGGCAAAAAGATACCGGCCAAGGCTAAGAAGTTCGCGCTGCCCGGCTGCCGCGATGTTGGAAAAGTCCCGCGCTTGCGTGATTATGTAAGGCCGGTTTCTGTCCCAACGCGCCGCGTCATAAAGCGTATTGCCTTGCGTAGAATAGGGCTTCCCGTAGGCGTCAAGGATTCGGATGGGCTGGGTTGCCATAATCAACGCTCGGGAATGTAGTTGTCGAAATTGCAACGGGCGCGAGTCACCAATGCCCCGTAGTCAGTCGGGTTGATTTTCCGCAAAGCGTAACGGCATTCTTCCAACACTTCGCGCACCGGCATGACGAATGACTTGCTTGTTGACGTGTTTCCTGAGGACCAACTGAGTATAGTCTTGCCCTCCGTCAGCATGGTTTTAGCCTGCGAACGGATAGCCAACACTTCGGCCTCACTGAAGTCTACAAACAAGCCACTCGGCATACCGCGCAACGTAAATCAGCAAAGCTAATTTGACAAGCCTTGATAATTAGGCTGGCTGAAATCGCATCAAGTGCGACGTTTTGCTATTTACTTCCAATGGCAAAGGACTAGGTTGCGCCCATGAAAACGAACACGAACTCAGATACGACAACAAACCCAATCGTCATTGGCGAAAAAATTGGTTACCACGTTCTTCTCGGGCATTACAGCAACTTGAGTTCAGCTACTACCTACACTTGGAAAACCTACACAAGCGCAGACGGCAAGCGTCGCACTTGGTATGACCGGCGACTTCGCCTCTGGACAATGCAAGAACTTGATGCCGACGGTTACCAAACCCAAAAGGAGTGCGAATATACCTCGCTTAAAAAGTCCGCTTTTGATTACGTTGGCTTCAACTCGTAATCAATCACCGCTCCCCGGCTAAAAGCTGACGCATCCATGGCGACAAAGGCTTGGAGCAGACAATCAGAATAATGATTGTTTCCGCTGTCCTTCCACTTTGTCACGCTGCGCCCATCCCTTTTGTCAGTGACTTGCTTTTCGTCCTGCAATTCAGCGATGAAGTCGCTTCCCACGTCAACTGGCAATTCAAACTTCGGCCCCTTACCCTTGAGGACAAACAAATAAAGCCGGTCTTTGTAGGAGCCATTGGCCCATTCAATGCGCGTCACGCCCTTGCTGCTCGCGTTCTTCGTGCCAATAAACGGGTCAATTGCTTTCACGCGATACGGCCTTTGAATCATGCTGCCGCTTGCGGTTTTGTGAGCAAACGAATCCTGAGCAGAGCCGCGCATGGCAATCCACGAATAGCGGACGCACTCGCGCAAAATTTCCGTTGCCCGGTTGCCGTCGCCAGAGTCAATGAACACGCCGCGATTGGCTATGCCGTTGGCCGTTTGATAGGCGCGCAGGTCGTCAAACGTGGACAAGCTGCCGTAATCCACAACGCGCATTTCTCCGCCCTCGCGCAATTGAGCAAACACGAAGCGCAGGTAGTCCTTCTGCACGTCAACAGACAGGATGCGAGTAACCCGCCGCTTGTCCTGCTCATCTACCGGCCAAGGTTCGCCGCGCTTGTAGCTGCCGCAGAGCCGCCGAATTTCCGCTTCGTCTGCGGTGTCGCCCATTAGGAGCCAAGGCTCGCCCAAAGTTTCGCGGACAAAGGATTTGAGCGCGTCAATCTCGCCGGACTCTGCCCGCTCTTTAGCTGCCAAGAATTCGCAGGCAACGTCATCCCACTTTACCCACAAGCTGTAAATGGCGTTCCAATAGAAGCTCTGAACGCCCGGCTCTGGCACCGGGTTTCGGTCATGCCGTTCTAGGGTTTGCAGCAACTTGAATTGCTCGCTTTGCTGAATGTCCCCGCCGCATTGCTCGCATTGGTAGCGCACGGTCTTTCGCAACTCGCTCCAATTCCATTTGCCAGCCGGGCGCGTTACGTCGTTTGTGTCCCATACCATCCCGCCCTTGTCACGTGCCTCTGGAAAGACAACGGACTTTTCCCGGCCAAAGCGAAACGGTTGCCGGTGCTGGCAATGCGGGCAGGCCCAGTTGAAAAACGTCTGCGTTCCTTGCGCCCAATGAATGTGAACGTCATCCCCGGCGTTCATTGGCGTGCTGATTAGCACCGTCTTTGAATTGCGGTAAGAGCGAACCCGCTTCATTACCTTGTCGAGACTCTCGGGAGGCCAGTCCGCAACCTCATCGCATATCAGCCACTTGACCGGCGTGGACTTGAGTTTGCTAGGCGAGTTCGCGCCGCGAAAGTAAAGCGGCATACTGGTGAACTGAATGAGGTTTAGCGTCTTGCCTTCGCGCCTTGTCGGCAGCCGCTTAACCACGTCTGGAATTTGCTCAAACAAGGGCAAGAGCCGCGCCTTGGTGAACTCCTCGATTGCCTCCTCAGACGCGCCAACCCAAAACGTAGGGCCGGGAGACTCGCAGATTGCCCAAGCCGCGAACACCATTAGAGTTTGAGTCTTGCCAGCCTGTGCGCTTACCATCAAAACAACCTTGCGCGTCTGCCTATCTTGCAAGGCGTCAAACACCGGGCGCACCATTGGCGAAACGTCGGTGCGATACGGCCCCTCTATCTGCGACAAGCCCGACAAATCAACGCGAGACTCGGCCCATCGCCATAGCTGTTCGTCGCTTGGCGGGGTAAACCATTGCTCAATTGAAGCGGCTAGTTGCGCGGCGGCAGTCATTCCTTTTCACTGGGAACGTATGGCATTTTTGAAAGCTCGCGGAGCGCGGACCTTAGCCCCTCATTGATTCTTTGCGCCACAAATTCACCGGGCTGCTGGTGGCAAATCGAAGCCAACCCGTCGCCAAAATTCGCAAGCCGATTTGTGAACGCCGTGCAGATGTTGCCGCACGTTTGTTGCACAAGCGAAAGCTCTAGGAGTTTGCCTTCGCGTTCGTCGGCTTCCAATTGCGCCAGCCTAGCCTTGGCTTCCTTCTCTTTGAGCTTGGCGGCTTCGTAGGTGCCAGTCTTAGCCTTCCGGTCTGTGTCCATCTTTTCAACGTAGGCTCTGACAGACTCAACTAGGTCATAGCCACCCGACGGCAGCCGCTTCACAACGCCAGCGTTTGCGAGCCTTGGAATATGCCTTGGTGTGACGGACAACGCCCTAGCCAGCACTTCCGGCCCCACTTCGATAGTGTCGGGTTTCTGTGACATGACCTTAAAATCAAAAACTTATTGCGGGCATCC